CGGTGATGCCAAGCCAGAGCGCCATAGTTGGTCCGAAGGTGAGCGGCGGCAGTTCCTCAAGCACCTCGCCGACATGGGCGTCAGTGTCGATGAGTGCCGCAGCTACCTGACTGCGCGTGAATGGGGCTCTCCTGGTTTCTGGACGCCAGAGGCCCGCGGCGCCTTCCTTGCTGACCTGGCCAGCGGCAAGATCCCCGCGCTCTATTCTCCCGACACCGAGTAGCCCTGTGCTATAAAAATGGGGCGGACCAGCTCTCGAATTCCGGTCCGCCCCAAAGGACAACGCATGGACAATAACACAAAGCGCTCGTCCTCGTCTATGGGTGAGCAGTGGCTCCCGGTCCCTGTGCGACTGGTAGAAGCCATCTACGAAGCACCGACACCACAGCGCCGGGCATGGGCCATCGCCTACCTGCTCATCTGGCTGGTGGTGTTCCACCGCACCCGGAAGGGCTCCCGCTCCTCGATGGCTGAAGTCGAGGCGTGGACGCTGACCAAGAGCAGACAGCGGACCGTCAAGGCGCGCGCCGATGCGCTGGCCTCGCTGGAGAAGTGGACCGATCGCGGACCGGAAGTGGACCGGAAGTGGACCGAAGCTAAGCAGGTAGAGCCTGCAACACAGAAGACAAGTGGACCGGAAGTGGACGAGAAGCGGACCGCTCGCGAGCGCGCGAAATTACAGACTACAAATTCACAGGACTACACATCTATCTGGGCTCGGCTCGAAGCCATCAGGACCGAGGCCAATCCCAAGGCCCGCGCCCTCAAGTTGACCAGCGGACGGCGCCGCGCTCTTGGTGCTCGACTCAAGGAGCACACCGCCGAGGAGCTGGTCACCGTCTGGCGCTGGTGGCAGACCTCGCAGCATGACCGGGCGGTCTGGCTGCGCTCGAAATGCACGGTGGATACCATCCTCCGCCCGTCCAACTTCCCCGGCTACCTTGACCTGGCCAGCGCATCGCCGACGACCAAGACAGCCACCGACGCCGAGCAGGTCTGGAGCCTCATCATTGATGCCATGGGGCGCGTGGGCTCTCGCCGTCTGCCTACCCCTGCCGACATCCCCGCGCTCGATGCCGACACCATCACCCGCGCCATCGCTGCGCTGGGTGGTCCTGGCCGCTGGTCGGCGCTCTGCCAGACGCACAGCCGAGAACTACAGTTCAGGGTGCGGCCGATGTTCGTCCGCTCGTGGGGGTCTCATGTCTGATCTGCTCAAGAGCAAGCGATGGGAATGTGACCTCCTCGGGTGCCTGATGATCGAGGCCGACACCCTCACCGACATGCAGAGCGCCGGCCTCACCGCTGGCGATTTCTCGGGGCCGCGGCGTGGTCGCCTGTTCGCCTGGCTGGCTGCCCGCATCGAGGCGCGCAAGCCTACCGACATGGTCTCTGTCGTCGAGAGCATCGCCCTGAGAGCCGACCGCGCCGACTTCCCGAGCCTCGCCGATGTGTCGGGCTACTCAGACGACTGCTCACCCATCCTTGCCGCGCACAACGCCGGCGAGCTGGTCGGGCTGTCCTACCGGCGCAACGCCCTCCAGCAGCTCACCGCGCTGGTCGAGGCCTACCGGCAGGAGACCGAGCCCGATGGGCTACAGGCACGCGCCGAGCAGGTGCTCTCGGGTCTGGCTCGAGGAGCCGGCAGCAGTACCACCTGGACAGACGGCGACAGCCTCGCCCGCCTGCTGTATGACGACCTCCGCGCCCGTCAAAGCGCCTACAAGGACGGCAGGCCGCAAGGGGTAGCGTGGGGGGTGTCTGCGCTCGACCGACGCGAGAGAGACCCCGACACGGGCCGCAGCGCTCCGGTCCTGCCAGCGATGGAGAAGGGGCGGCTTTACCTGATGCCAGCCCGGCCAGCCATGGGCAAGTCTTCGCTGGCCTGTCAGGTGCTCCTCAGCGCTGCGCAGCGCGGTGAAAGCGTCGGCGTCTACAACCTTGAGATGGAGGCCGATGGTATCGGGCGCAAGCTGCTCAGCCTGCTCTCTGGCGTCCCCACCGCTGTCATGCGTGACGGCTCGATGGATGCCGACGAATGGCGCCGAACCCGGTCTGCTCTCTCGGAGCTGTCCGCCCTGCCCATCCACCTCGACACCAAGCCAGCGCAGATCATCGACATGATCGCCAGCAAGGCCCGGCGCCTGGCGACCCGCCTACAGCGAGAGGGCAAGCCGCTGCGGCTGCTCGTGGTCGATTACGCGCAGCTTATCCGCAGCCCGGGCAAGTCCACCGAGGAGAGACAGAGCGGAGTCAGTCAGGGCCTGCTCGCGCTGGCCAAGGAGCTACAGATCCCCGTCCTCGCCCTCGCACAGCTCAATCGGGACTGTGAGAAGCGGGCTGATAAGCGCCCTCAGCTCTCGGATCTGCGCGGCTCTGGCCAGTGGGAACAGGACGCGCATGCCATCGTCTTTGTCTACCGAGATGCCTACTACAACCCCATGTGCGGCCACAACACCACCGAGCTGATCGTCGCAAAGTACCGCGACCACAAGACGGTGACGCTGTATCTTAAATTTGAGCCTCAGACTCAGCGGTTCACCGAAGCATAGGAGCCCCCATGATCACCCGAGACACCGATGGGCGCGTCGTGCTCATCGAGACACCGACCGCGACGGTGAGACAGAGCAGAGGGGTCTATTACCTGTCCCTTGATGACGGCGACGGCGGGGAGGTCGTTGCCCGTTTTGACCCAGAGCTGGGCCTATCCGCTTGGCACCGACCCCCCGAGCGGTCAGTCGAGCCCATCAAGCCGGCCAAGCCGCTGCCGAACAATGTCCTGAAGTGGAAGACGAGAGAATGATTTTGTTGCTACTTGCCACCGCTGCGGCCGAGCCGCTGACCATCACCACCGAGACCGGCGACCTCCAGGCCAACGAGGTGTTCATCCTCCAGCCGTGGAGCGGTGCAGGCCGAGGCCCTGGGGCGCAGCCGTGCGACTAAAGCTGACTGAACTCGTCAAGGGCGGACACCTCGACCAAGCGCGCGAACTGTGCGCCGCGCTGGGGGTGCCGCTCGACCTGAGCGATGCGGAACTGAACGGTGCCAACCTGCACGGTGCCAACCTGCACGGTGCCTACCTCACTGGTGCCAACCTGCACGGTGCCGACTTGCGAGATGCCGACTTGCGAGATGCCGACCTCACTGGTGCCTACCTGCGAGATGCTTGGCTGCACGGTGCCGACCTCACTGGTGCCAGCCTGACCGGTGCCGACCTGCGCGGTGCCATGGGGCTGGAGGTGCAGCCGTGCGACTGACTACCGGACGGTCGTGTGAGTGAGCCCACTACGCCGTGCAGCCGCAGAGGTGCCCATTGCTGGCCTGCTCATCGTCGGGGCATGGCTGGTCACCCCTGCCGGCTCTGCGGCGTGTCTGTCCATCCTCACGCTGTGGGTGTGGGCAGATCCCCTCGTGCGACACGTCTGGAGGCGTCGTGAGCTGGCAGCGACCACGATACAGCCGCGTCGAGATGATCGTCGCCGGCCTGATGGGCTTTGTTTTGGCGTGGGCGCTGATGACATGGACGGCGTGCATCAAGAGACCACCGACACCGAGCCCGCCGATAATTGACACGGCGGCGGACACTTGCGACACTACCAACCCCAAAGGAGCCCCGAATGGACAACAAAACAGCTGAATGGGTGACCGTGGCACAGGCCGCAGAGATCACCAATCGACCACTGAACAGCATCTACAAGTGGAGCCGAGAGGACAAAGCCGTCAGATACAAGCGCGTCGGCGAGCGCGGCATCCTGGTACACCTCGGCGACTGCATCGCAGCCGACAAGCACCGAGGCCGGCGCAAGCGCAAGCCGGCGCCCGTGGTTGTCGCTGTGCCTGCTGTCTCTGTCGAGGTGGTGCCGTTCTCGCTGGCTGGTCAGCAGTGCCAGGGTTGGCGCATCGACGGTGAGGAGCTGCTCGACGCTGGCCTGCTCGGTCGGCTGCTGGACTACGCGGGCAAGGGCTTGGTCAACACCATCGCCGGCGCGTGGTCTGATGAATTCATCGACGGCGAGCACTTCCGCATCATCGACGGGCCAGCGCTGGAGGCCTTAAAGGCGCAACCGGTAGAAAATAATTCTACCGGTTCAGTCCCTAAGCACTCATCCAGCATCATGGCTCTGACCCGCGCCGGTGTCGCCCTTGTCCTCATCAAGACACACAAGCCCATCGGGGTCGCCCTCCGCCGAGCGCTGGCTGGTGCTCATTTCATGCGAGAGCTCCTCGACGGCAACCCCGAGCCGATGCGCCAGGCAGTAGCAGGACCGGGTGAGGCGTCGGCAGTCCTCGCCGCTGTGCTGGAGAGCAACCGCGCCATGCTCAAGGCAATGGAGGGCATCGGTCGCATGCTCTCGACCATGGCACAGAGCAACCACCGACCGGAGCCGACTCATCAGCCCATGGTCACCAGCGCCGACGCTGAATGTGTCTTCATGGCATCAAAGATCGCAGACATTCTGCGCAAAGAGTTTCCAGGCAGGGGCATCACAACCCGCTACGATGTTCACCGCTTCGCCAAGGAGTGCGGCATGCGTGGCAAGGATGGCCGCAGCGTGCCGGGCTACAGCAGGGTCTCAAGCATCAGCAACGGATACGGCTACATCGTCAAGTATTCAATCGCTGCCATTGATACGATGCGGGAGATCCTCAGCCAGCAGGCAGAGATGCCATTCTGATGCCTCATAGCTGTTACACTGTAACGGCATGGCTGTAACACCCAAGACCAAAGCCCTCGCCGCCATCAAGCGCGGCGAAGACCCCAAGATCGTCGCAGAGCGGCACGGGGTAGCGTGGCCGACCTTCCGGGTGTGGATGAGCAGATGGCGCAAGTCTGGCCATCTCCCACCCATCGGCGGCGAGGTGGTCAAGCTACCGGCCAAGAAGACCAAGAGAGAGAAGATTGAGCTGAGGAATAGGGAACTGGTCGCCCTCAAGTCCGCATCACGCGCGAGGGCTACTCCTCCAGTGGACCGGCTCGTGCTCCGGCGCATCGCCCGCCAGCTCGTGCGCAAACTCGACACCGGCCTGATGTGTGAGAAGTGCGACGGCGAAGACGCTCAGCCGCTCAAGCCCGGCGAATTCCTCTCGCTGACCAAGGCGTATGTGACCCACCTCGATGCTCTGGCCCGGTCGCTGGAGGTGGAGGGCACGCTCTCCGATGCCGAGACCGGTGATGATGCGCTTGACCTGGACAGTCCCGAGACCATCGCCGCGCTCGGTCGGTCGTTGACACAGCTGGGGCCGCGGCGCCTGGTGGCTGTGCTTGAGGCGGATGGACAGGCGGCTCGGGTTGTCCGTGCTGCGCTCGCCGAGCTGGACAGGGCGGCAGGGTGAGGCTGCTCACCGTCGCCGCTGTCGATCTCGACCCGCTGGAGGAGTACCTGCGCGAGCTGCCTGGATACGGTGGGATGTCTCCGCCTCAGCGCGACTTCCACACCAGCCAGGAGCGGAAGCGCTTCCTGAGGTGGCCCAACCAGACCGGCAAGACCCGCAGCGGCGCCGCCGAGGCATGGTGGCACGCCCTCGGTGATCATCCCTTCCGCGACGTGGCACCAGCGCCGAACATCGGCAGCATCCTGTGCGCTGACCTCAAGAACGGATGGGCGAAGTTGTCGATGAAGATGCGCGAGGTCCAGCCTCCCGGCATCCTGCATCCAGAGTGCAGCTTCGACGAGGCGCGCGGCTACTACTTCAGAGGCAAGCGAGGCGTCGGGCTGGCCAACGGCTCGCTCATCCAGGCATTCGGCTCGGAGCAGCCCCTCACCGCTCTGGCGTCGGACACAGTCGAGTGGGGATGGGTAGACGAGCCCCCGAAGCGGTCGCACCTCGGCGAGTTTCGCCGGTCTGGCTATGCCAAGCGCGCGCCCATTTGGATCACGCTCACGCCGATAGGTCGGCCGGTCGAGTGGCTCCGCGACATCATCAGCGGCAATCCCCAGCAGGGGCACCCACCACTTGAGCCGGACTGGTTCGAGCTGGTTGGCAAGCTGGACCGGGAGCACTGTCCGCATCGCTCACAGCAGAGCATCGACGAGCAGATAGCAGAGACCGATGCGCTTGACCGAGGCCAGCGCATTGAAGCCCGCTGGCAGGGCTTTTCGATCGCTCGCCGGGTGCCTGGCTTCAGTGAGGCCAACCTCATCGACGATGAGGAGATCGAGAGCCTGCACATCGAAGAAATCGGCTGGGGTGTGGACTGGGGCGAGATCGTCGGAAACACCATTCATTACCTCGTCGGCTGGACTGGCTCTGTCGCCTACGTGCTCGGCGAGTGGTCGCCTGACTCACGGATGACCGAGGCCGAGGAGGCGCAAGCACTACGCCGAGAGCTGCTGCTGCCCTGGGGTGTGGACTTCGACCAGATCAGCACCGCGCGCGGCGACTCGAATAGTGCCGGGCGCCGTGGCATTGCCACCTCAGTCAATGCGCTGATGGACCGGGCAGTAGCTCGGGAGCTTGGCAGGAGCCGCAGCCCTTGCCAGCTGCGCCCACCGTACAAAGGGCCGGGCAGCGTCAAGGCACGCGCTCGCATCCTGTCCAGCGCGTGCATCGAGGGTCGGCTCTACGTTCATCAGGACTGCCAGCGGCTAACGCATACGCTGCGGCACTGGATGGGCGAGAACAACGACCTAAAACACCCATTCGATGCAGCCGGGTACATACTTGAGCACTACTTGAGCCCGATCACCCGATCAGGCACAACCCAGACACTGGTGAGATGATGAGCAGCTACTACGGCGACCTGAGCAGATCCCCACGAGTACAAGAGCAGCTACTCCGAGACCGGCTGTTGAGGGGGCAACATGAGCCCGATGTAGAGCGGGAGATTCAGAAGGACTATGCGCCCGAGATTGCGGAGGAGTTGCAGATCAACCCCGACGTATCGGACAACCTGTTCCTCATGACAATGTCGCAGCTCGCTGTGTCCTATAGCCACGTGCCGACCGTGCAGGCCGAGGGCATCACCGACGCTGACGACCTGGCGCCCATCATCCCGCCGAAGCTCTGGCCGCTGTGCCAAGAGCGCGACCTGGTACAGCGCGGCATCCGTGAGTGTTTTATGCGCCTCGACTGGTCAACCGAGGAGGGCACCGAGGCCGTCAGCTATCGCGTGGTGTCTCCTGGCTACGTCATCAAGGCAGAAGCCGACGCGAGCCAGCCTGACCGCCCTGTGTGCCTCACAGAGTATCGGCTGAGGATGCGCGACGGTGAGCAGCGCGAGACCTTCGAGACGTGGGACATCCGAGACCCTGCCGCGCCCATCTTCCGCATCGAGGAGGAGGTGGACGGCGAGCGGGTAGACATGACCGCGACGTATACCGACTCTGACGAGTACCCCTACACCGACGAAGACGGCGCGCCCATCCTGCCCTATGTGCTCTACCATGCCCGCCTGCAAGACCGGCTGTTCGACTTCATGAGCGGCGTCGAGTTGGTCCGCGGCACGCTGCGCCTATGTGTCGGCTGGACCTCGTGGTGGGACGCTTATTCCAACTCGGCATCGCCCCAGAGAATTACCATCGACTTGCAACCGCCCGCGGGCACTGCTCGCACCCTGGCAGGCTCTCAGAACGTCGAGACCATCACGACCAGCCCGAAGACCATCCTCAAGTTCGAGAGCACGAGAGACAGCGCTGGACGCATCGACACGTATCCGCCTGGGATGGCACCCATGGATGGCGTGGAGGCGCTCAGGGCATACGGTGAGCGCCTCGCCGTCTATGCTGGACTCAACCCCGGCGACCTCATCGCCAGCGGCTCACCACAGAGCGGCATCAGCATCGTGGTGAGCCGAGACGGACAGCGACGGGCACAGCAGAAGGCCGAGCCGGTCAACCGCGACGGTGATGCTCAACTGCTCGCGACAGCAGCCCGCCTCGCCAATGCCTACGGAGGCGCCAGCCTGCCGACCGATGAGCGGGCCTACAGCATCCAGTATGCCCAGCTTGGTCTCAGCCAGCAGGAGCGGAAGATCCAGATCGAGAACATCGAGAAAGAGACCGCGCTGGGACTGGTGAGCCGCGTCACGATGGCCCGCCGGCTGAACCCCGGCCTCGACA